CAGCCCGTACTCGAAAAGCGCTCCAAACCCGCCATCGGCCAGAAGGCCGAACGCAGCTTCCTCGTCGTTCGCGACGCTATCAACGAGGAGGCGCGCACTGTCGAGCTGGCGTTCAGCTCGGAGGCGCCCTACGAGCGCTGGTGGGGCACCGAGATCCTCGACCACACGAAAGGCGCCTGCGACCTCACGCGCCTGAAAACCGGTGGTCCCCTGCTTTGCGATCACGACACCCGCGACCAGGTCGGGGTGATCGAATCGGTCCGCATCGACACCGACCGGGTAGGCCGGGCCGTCGTGCGCTTCGGGAGAAGCGAGCGCGCCGAGGAGATCTTCCGCGATGTGGTCGACGGGATCCGGCAAAACGTGTCGGTCGGCTACTTGATCGACGACCTGGTCCTCGCCGAGAAGCACGACGACCAGGAAACCTACCGCGTCACGCGGTGGACCCCTTTCGAAATCTCGCTCGTCAGCGTCCCGGCCGACTTCACCGTCGGCGTGGGCCGCGCTGCCGAGCAACCCCCCCACCAGGAGACCCGAATGACCGCTGCCGTCACCGATCCGCCCGTCGCTCCCGACCTCGACAAGATCAAGGCCGAGGCCGCCAGCACCGCCAACGCCGCCGCCGCTGGCCGCGCGAAAGAGATCCTCGCGATCGCCGCGCAGTTCAAGCACTACAACGTCGAGGCGATCACGGCCGAGGCGCTCGGCTCCGGCGCATCCGTCGAGACCTACCGCGCCAAGGTGATGGAGCACATCGCCACCAAGCCGCTGCCGACTCCGTCGGCGGCGAACCTCGACCTGTCGCGCGGCGACATGGCGAAGTACAGCCTCATGCGCGGGATCCGCGCGCTGGTGGACCGCAACTGGGAGGGCGCCGGCTTCGAGCAGGAGTGCTCGGCCGAGATCCTGAAGCGCGCCGGCATGAAGGCCGCGCCCAACGGCGGCTTCTTCGTCCCGTACGACATCCTGGCCAAGCGCCAGGTGCAGCAGCGCGACATGACGGCCGGCACGGCGAACGCCGGCGGCTACCTCGTGGCCACCGACAACCTGGGCGGCAGCTTCATCGACCTGCTGCGCAACCGCGCGATGGTCGCGCAGCTCGGCGCCACGATGCTCTCCGGCCTGGTCGGCAACGTCACGGTGCCGAAGCTGACCGCCGGCGGCACGGCCTACTGGCTCTCCACGGAAGCGACCGCGATCACCGAGAGCCAGCAGACCCTCGGCCAGCTCGCGCTGTCGCCGAAGAACCTGGGCGCCTACACCGAGGTCTCGCGCCAGCTGATGATGCAGTCCGATCCCTCGGTCGACGCGCTGGTCATGAACGACCTGGCCAAGGTGCTCGGGATCGCCATCGACCTGGCCGCGCTGTCCGGCTCGGGCGCCTCGGGCCAGCCCACCGGCGTCGTGGGCACGGCCGGCATCGGCTCGGTGGTCGGCACCTCGATCGACTACGCCAAGGTCCTGGAATTCCAGACCGACGTGGCCGGCGCCAACGCGCTCTCGAAGAGCTGCGCCTACCTCACGACCCCAGCGGTCGCGGCACTCCTCCTGCAGCGCGTGAAGGTCGCCAGCACCTACTCGCCTCTCTGGGAGGGCGGCGTGCTCGACGGGCAGATGTGCGGCTTCCGCGCCGGCTCGACGCTGCAGATGGCCGCCGCCTCGATGCTCTTCGGCGACTTCTCGCAGATCGTGATCGGCGAGTGGGGGATGCTCGAGATCGCGCTCAACCCGTACGCGAACTTCGCCGCGGCGATCTCCGGCATCCGGGCGATCCAGACCGTGGACGTGGGCGTGCGGCAGGCGGGCGCGTTCAGCCTGGCCACCTCGATCACCTGAGCGCCTGATCGTGATGACCACCAAGCCGGGGGCGGCGCTCGTCAAGGGCGCCGCCCCGACCGCCCCCAAGGTCGTGAAGCTCGAGGTGACGCGCGCCTTCTGCATGCAGGGCAAGCGCATCGAGGTCGGCGCCACGCTCGAAGTGCCGGGCCCGCTCGCGAGCGAGCTCGTCACCAACGGCAAGGCGACCCCCTACGTCGAGAAGCCGCAGGCCGCCGCAAAAACGAGCGGCCAGGAGAAATCGAAATGAGCATGTTCAACTTCGCAAGCGGCGCCACGGCCGCGCACTTGCTGGCCGCGGTCTCGGCGGCCAACACCGCGGCCGCCACGGGCTCCGCCGTCGACCTGATCGACTACGACACCCCGGTGGCGATCGTCCAGTCGCACGGCGCCAGCACCGGCACGCTGGACGGCAAGATCCAGGACTCCGCCGATGGCTCCACCGGATGGGCGGACGTGACGGGCGCCACCTTCACCCAGTCCACCACGACGGCGGACGTGCAGGTCCTCGCGCTCAACCCGAAGTCGGTGAAGCGCTACGTCCGCTACGTCGGCACGGTCGTCACCGGCCCGCAGGTCGTGGGCGTGGCGCTCGTGGGCGTCAAGAAATCGGTGTGACGCCGTGGCGTTCACGGAGGATCTCGCCCCGCTCTTCACCGACTTCGCAGCCGCCAGCTGCACGATCGGCGGGGTTTCCGTGAGCGCGATCTTCTCGAACGGCGCGCAGGACGCGCTCTTCGCCGCCGGGACCTCCCCGATGCTGACCGTGAAGAGTGCAGACGTCTCCACAACCGCCCGCGGCGTCGCCGTGGTCGTCAACAGCGTCAATTACACCGTGGCCAAGATCGACAACGACGGCACGGGCCTGGCGCGCGTCCTCCTGGAGAAAGCCTGATGAAAGCCAAGGTCCTCGCCCCGATCAACCACCTCGGCCGCAACTATGCCGCCGGCGCGCTCATCGAGGTGGATGCGTCCACCGCGCACCAGCTCGTCGTCGCCGGCGTGATCGCGATCGAGCCGGATGCGCCGCCGCCGGTCGCGAAACCCGCGGCGGCCGCGCCCGCGAAGCCCTACGTGCCGAAGGGCCGGGAGTCCTGATGTCCCACGCGCGCCAGGCGATCCGCGAGGCCGTGGCCACCGCCGTGACGGGGCTCGCCTCGACCGGCGCGCGCGTCTTCCAGTCGCGCATGCGCGCCCAGGAGGACCTGCCCTGCCTGCAGGTCGCCACCAACGGCGAGGAGATCTCGCGCGAGGACCTGGATGCGCTGGAAGAGCGCGACCTCGAGGTGGAGATCATCGGCGTGGCCAAGGCCGCCGGCGATGTGGACGACGACCTGGACGACATCGCGGCCGAAGTCGAGACCGCCATCGGCGCCAACAACACGCTGGGCGGGCGCGTGAAGCGCATGCACCTCACGGGGATCCGCATCGAATTCGACGACGAGCTGGAGCAGCCCGTCGGCCTCATCCGCCTCACCTACCGCTGCACTTACTTCACCAACGCCGGGGTGCCCGGCACCACCCTGTAACAGGAGACCTTCATGGCCATCACGCTCACCACCGGCACCGTCATCGCGATCGCCTCGACGTACGGCGCCTCCGTCACCATGTCCGCCATCTCGAACGCCTCGGAGGCCGTCGCGACCCTCGCGGCCTCCCACGGCGTCATCGTCGGCGACTACCTCGAGGTCACCTCGGGCTGGGGCCGACTCGACAAGCGCATCGTGCGCGTGAGTGCCGTCGCCACCAACGACGTGACGTTCGAGGACATCGACACCTCGAGCACCACGACCTACCCCGCCGGCAGTGGCACGGGCTCGATCCGGCGCATCACCGCCTGGACCAACATGAGCCAGGTGCAGGGCTCGGCCACCTCGGGCGGGGACCTGCAGTTCACCGACATCACGGCGATCGACGACACGGTGCAGAAGCAGGCGCCGACGATCCGCTCGGCGGTGAACGTGAACCTCACGGTCTTCGACGACCCGGCGCTCGCCTGGTACACGGCCGTGTCCGCGGCCGACGAGGCCCGGACCCCGTACGCGGTGCGCTTCAGCTTCCCGAACAGCTCGAAGCTGGTCGCCAACAGCTACTGGAACCTGCAGCGGACCCCGAGCTTCTCGACGAACGATTCGCTCAAGAGCCAGGTGGGCCTCACCTTCGTGGCCGACCCGGTGCGCTACGCGACCTGATTCGCCGCCACTCGCGGCGTGACCCGCAAGCCGCCTCCCGCCTGCTTGGTGTCCTCGCACTGGCAGGCGGGAGGGCCGGGCTGCACAACACGAGGACACCATGGCTCTCAAGCTCCAACCGAACCCGACCTTCTGGACGCCGGTGCAACTGAGCGTTGCCGGCACCGAGAAGCCGGCGATCGTCGATTTCGAGTTCATCCACCAGACCAAAGAGCAGCTCGCCGAGTTCGTGAAGATGCTGCAGAAGGGAGACCGCGCGGACGACGGCATCCTGGGCGACGTCATCAAGAACTGGCGCGGCATCGACGCGGAATACAGCCCGTCGGCGCTGCGCGACCTGCTGTCGAACTATCCGGCCTCGGGGCTGGAAATTCTCAAGGCGTACCTCGCGGCGCTCACGGAGTCGCGCAGAAAAAACTGACGGAGGTCGCACGCCACCTGTACGGCGGGCGGCCCAGTGACGAAGAGTTGGCCGCCTTCGGAGTGCAGCCGGAGGACGTGGCGGGCGACGTGGAGGTGTGGCCCGAGAACATGGACGTGGTGTCGGTGTTCGGCGAGCTCGGCACCCAGTGGCGGCACGGCATGCAAGGCATCACCGGGCTGGACTACGGCGCGATCTGGACGCCGATACGGATCCGGCGCCTGCCCCGGGAGCGGTGGCAGGAGATCTTCGACGGGATCCGGGTCATGGAGCGAGCGGTACTCGAGATGAAAGCAGAGCGCGATGGCTGACAAAGAGACCCGAATCCGCATCACCGCGGTCGACGACACCACCCGCACGCTCAACTCGATCCGCTCGGCCACCAAGGACCTCACCGGCGACTTCGGCAAGCTGGGCGGGGCGCTCTCGGCGCTCGGCGTCGGTGCCGCGGTCTTCGGCCTTGCGGCGATGGTCAAGAGCGCCATCAGCGCAGCGGCCGCGATGGACGACCTCTCGCAGAAGACCGGAATCCAGGTCAAGCACCTCACGGCGCTCGACTACGCCATGCGCCGCGAGGGCGTCTCGACCGAGGCCTTCGCCAAGGGCATGCAGCAGCTCTCGAAGAGCATGGTCGAGGCGGGGGATGCCTCGAGCAAGACCGGCCGGCTCTTCAAGACGCTGGGCATCGATGCCGGCACCGGCCCGCGCGAGGCGATGCTCAAGCTGGCCGACGCCTTCAAGACGCTGCCGGACGGGGCCACCAAGTCCGCGCTCGCCATGGCGCTTTTGGGCAAGGCGGGGACGGATCTCATTCCGGCGCTCAACCACGGCGCCGCCGGGCTTCGCAACCTCGAGGAGGAGGCGCATCGCCTGGGTGTCACGTTCGGCAGCGACACGGCCAAGGCGGCCGCCGACTTCGAAGACAAGCTCTTCGCGCTCGAGGCGAGCTCGAAGAGCCTGGGGATCACGCTCGCGAAGGACCTGTTGCAGCCCCTCAACCGGATCGCTGGCGCGATGCGCGACGCGGCTATTGAGGGCGGCCTGCTGCACGCGGCTTTCATCGGCTTGGGGGGCGTCTTCTCCGAGGCCTTGGGCCTCAATGCTGAGGGCGAGCAGCGAATCCGGCAGATCCGGGAGGAGCTCGCCCGCATCAACAAGGAGATTCGCGAAGCGGGGCTCGCCGGCGACATCGTGCAGCAGGCCGTGATCGACCGGCACCAGGAGCGCATCAAGCAGCTCGAAACGGAGCTCAAGCTCATCGAGCAGGCGAACAAGGCCAGGAAACCGCCAGAGTTCGTCGGCCCCCCGTCGCCCAGCCAGGCCGAGCTCGATCGCCGGCTGCGGGCGGACCTCGCCAGCAAGGCAGGCGCCGCGGTCGCCGACCCCGCGCGCAACCTGCTCATCGCCCTGCAGCTCGAATACACGAAGCTCAACAACGTCACGAAGCAGAACGAGACGCTCGAGCGCGTGCTCTCGGAGTTCAAGAAGGACGCCTATGCCAAGGCGAGCAAGGGCCTCAAGGACCAGGCGATCGAGCAGGCGAAATTGATCGACCAGAAGAAGCAAGAGCTCTTGAGCGAAAAGGCGGCGCTCGACAGCCGTGTCGCGGCCGCGAAAGAAGCCAACGAGGAATTCGACCGGGCTCTCCAGTTGGAGGAAGAGCGTCAAAAATTCACCGAGAACTCCATCCGCTCGATACGGGAATACGGAGATGAGCTGGAATTCGAGGCCACGCTCATGGGCCTGTCGAACGCCGAGCGCGCGAAGTCGATTGCGCTCCACCGGCTGGAGAAGGTCGGCATCGACGCAACCGCCGAGTCCGTGCAGGAGCTGGTCAACCGCATCCGCGATCAAGTCCAGCTGCAGGAGGAACTGCGCAACCAGGCCAATTTGTGGGAGGACATCGCCAGCCGCGGCGCGGAGTTCTTCTCCGATCTCGCCACGCGCGGCGCCGACGCTTTCAAGAGCCTCAAGGCGTCGCTCAAGGACTTGCTGCGGGAGATGATCGCGATTTTCGCGAAGCGCTGGATCCTGCAGCTCGCTGCAGGCGCCACCGGCAACAGCGCGCTCAGTGTGATGGCCGGACAGGTCGGGCAGGGGACCATGGGCGGCGCGGCGAATAGCCTGCTCGGCACGGGGCTCTCGATCGCGGGGAACTGGGCTGCAGGCGCCGCGGGTTTCACCGGCCTGGGCACGCTCGGGGGGTTCACCGGCGCGCTCACCGGCGCGATCCCGGCGGGCGCCATCGGCTCCGGCGCCGTCGCTGCGGGGGTGGGCGTGAACACCGCGGCCACCGGCCTGGGCAGTGCGCTCTCCGGCGTCTACAGCGCGCTCGCGGCCATCCCGGTGTGGGGCTGGATCGCCATGGCGGTTGTCGCGATCGGCGCGTGGATCGCCGGCAACCACAAGGGCGGCCCGAAGGTGGGCGGTTCCTTCATGGGCTCCTTCGACTCGGAAGGCGACTTCGCCGGGAACCTCGCGGTCCCGGGCTCCGACAACGGCCGCTTCTTCACGCCGAACCAAGCCGACAGCCAAGTGCGCCAGATCGTCGAGGGCACCTCGCGCGGCTTTCACGACGCGCTCACGCGCTTCGGCGGCACCACCGCCGGCATCGGCTTCGGCCTCGGCTTCGACCACGATCCGGCCGGCACCGCCCAGTCGCGCGTCTCCTCGATGGTGACGGACGCCTCCGGCCGGGTGATCTACCGCCAGCAGGACCTCGAGATGGACGACAAGGAAGTGCCGGCCGCACTGCAGCTCGAGGCGCAGCGCATGATCCTCGCCGCCCTGCAGGCCTCCAACCTGCCGGAAGGGGTGGCCGAGATCATCAACTCGGTCACGGACATCGGCGCGGCCACGGCCGAGCAGATCACGGCCGTGCTCAACCTGGCCACGGCCTACCAGGACCTCGGCCGCGTGATCGAGGCGCTGGAAGGCGGCCCGCTCACGGCGCTCACGCAGCAGCTCGACGCCATGAAAAGTCGCGTGGAAGCCGCCCAAGGGGCATTCGACGACGCGATCGCCGGCGGCGACGCCGCTGAGATCCTGGCGGCAGAGCAGGAGCTCGCCGCGGCGATCATGGACCGCTACAACAACGAGCTGCAGATGGTGAGGAGCCTGCAGGCGGCGATCCGCTCGATCGAACAGGAGGCCTACCAGTTCTCGCTCAACATGGCCGGGCGCATCAACGCGGTGGGTGGCTCGCGCGACATCGCCAGCATCGCCATGGGCCGCGCGACAACGCTGCGCGGGCGCGTCGGTGGCAATGCGCCCACCTCCCAGCAGCTCGAGGATGTCGGCGGCTACGTGGGCGCGATCGACACCTGGTACAACGCCCGCCGCGACGCGATCACGCGCGATGCCGAAGCGCAGGCGGCTGCGGCGAATGCGATTTCGCAGGCCCAGGCGAGGGCGGCCCAGGCGCGCGTGATGGCGCTGGAGAAGGAGCTCGACCTTGCGCGGGCCTTCCAGGGCGTCATCGACCGCGCGAAGCAGATCGTGAGCGACATGCGCCTGTCGAGCATGAACCCGGCGTCCGTCACCGGGCGCCTCTCGCTCGCCGGCGACGACGTCTCCCGGGCGCGCGCGGTATTCCAGGGCAGCACCGGCAGCGACAAGGTCGATGCGGCGAACCGGCTGCTCGATGCGCTGATCCGGCAGCGCGACCTCGGCATGGAGGCCTTCCAGCGACCCAGCCAGGAGTGGCAGGACCTCTACAACTCGATCGTCTCCGAGATCAGCGCGATCGAGGGGGAGGCCAAGCCCGAGGCGGAGCGCGCGCTCGAGCTGCAGCAGGCGATCCTCGTCGAGCAGCAGCGTGC